GTCTTGTACTGATTGCTTTTTTATTTTGGAGTCGATTTAATGCCCAGTCTATTTTCTTCTGTTCCATTTCTTCTAGACTCTGACTTCCAAACATAGAATCAAAATTCTTTGCGAAGCCTTGTCCATATCCTATAATGTCGGAGCCAACTTTTAATCCACTTGGGGTATTAGTAAGGGCAAATCGGTTTCCTCCATAATCTCCTGCTGCTGTTTCCCAGGTTCCTAATCCTTTTCTATCTCCCATAATAGATTCATAAGCTCTTTGTTTTGCATCAGGTCTTTTAAATTTGTCACCTAGCCATTCTAAACCACCTTTCACTGTTCCAAATATAGAAGGGAAATTAAAACCTTTATTATCGATGTTTCCACGATCTATTTCCTGCATTCTTATTTGATGTTGCCAGTTAGGATCTAAAGTATTTAAAGGTCTATTAGCTCCTGGGTAATTAGTCTCCGTTATACCATCCCCATACCTTAATGTTTTTTCAACCTCAGGATCCACTGCTACTCCCATAGCGCCATAATATGGATTTTGATCATAAATTCCACCTTCGCCTTGTAATGATTGAGGTAAACTTTTTTGAAGTTTACCAGCTCCATAAGCATAAGCCATAGGTAGCCCATAAGCTACGTTGCTTCCTATGAAACGTGAAGCTCCAGCTGTAGGTTTTGTATGAAAAGTACCCCCCATACTTTGAGGCATAAAAGCTTTCCAAGGTCTCCAATTTTTAAGAGCCGCCAAGTTTGTAGGTCGTACATTGGTAGCTCCACTTTGAACGGGCGCAACTTGATTTTTAAAAAATGTGTTTCCAAAAGTATTTTGTAGCATCGTATTGGATGCAGGTTTATTGAACCAATCAAATATTGCCATTATCTTCTCCCGTCTGGTTGTATATCCAGCCTAAAAGTTCCGAGCTTCCAGTTCTGAGCCTGATAAGACCCATCACTGGTACCGGTGTTCTCTATTTGCAACGCAATCGCTCGTGCTCTTGCGCGTGTATCAACTTTATCAGTGGAGCTTGTGATTGTAAAGGGTCCTAACGAAGAGCTCGCCGAGCTACTGTTCGGATAATTTCTTAAAAACAAAGTAATCTTGGTGTCTCCGGTCTGACTAATAAAGTCGGGCAGGAATCTTCTAATCTTCATAAGGTATTCTCCATCGCCTCGTAGGTCGGGTGCTCCTAAAAGTTGTCCCTGGGCCGCTCGTTTCTGGGTAATATCAAAGTCTCCTGAAAGAACACTGGCCGTGATCGCAGTGATCACTCCTCCGGCATCCACTTGATCGGTCCCTGTTTCCTGTTCATAATAAATGGTAGTGCCATCGGTATTGCCCACGACATCATAGGAAGCATTATCCGCTGTGGTATAATAACAGGCATGGGGTTTTTCAAAGACAGAAGAATCTGCCCAGGCCGTTCGTGCCAAAGTTCCTGTGTACCATATCGGTTTCTTAAGCATCACCGATTCTAAATAATTGTAAGTGACTACTCGATCCACCACACTAGAACCTGAACTACAATAATACCAGCTCACTTCTCCAAAAAGATTATTGAGTCCGGCGTTAATTAAATCTCGCGGAGTGAAGTTTAAACCTTCAAATACATGGTCTTCTACCAGGCACGGCATCGATTGAAGTTGACCAGAGTATTGAAAGAACCCATTTTCCGACATCCAGAAAGCGGTTCCATCCACTTCCATGCAGGCATTCTTTCCAATGAGTCCGCAGTTCGTTCCCGCGTGTTCAAAAGAAAAGGTAAAGGGCTGGCCAACAAAACGCATCAAGAAGATGGCTGCATCGGTCCAGATATACATCGTGTCCCGACCTCGAACCGCTCCCATAATTCTAGAACCCTGGGCCAGTCTTTGCGTCCCGGCGGTATTGGTCGCTGAAGGGGTATAGTCGCTGGTACTTTCCTGGTCCGCCCATCTGATAAACATGTCATCTTGAGTTGTAGAATCACCAATCGTGGTTTCGGTTCCTAAAAAAATTAAGTGACGATCAACGGGGGACACGATCATGTGTCTCGAAGCTGTAGGTGCTCCACTAATAATGGTAGCACGATTTTCCGTAGGATTAGCGGCTCCTGCATCCCATTCAAAACATTGAGCATTATAAATGAGAGCCATAAGTTTAGTTCCATAGTTATCCAGAACCCATAAACCTGGATCGATGGTAAAGTCAGCTGAAGACGCTTCTCCCCAGGCAACGTAATCTGAAATATTAGTTATCGTGGCTCCTGCTGTATGCTCCGCTAAGGTAGTTCCATTAGTAGCTCTTGCTCCTCCGCTTAAAATTCCTGTAGCTGTATCGTTAGCTGTATAGGTAATATCCTCTGTGCCTATTCTAATTTCTCCTGAAGTTGGAAAAGCTGATGAATCAGTTAATGTAACACTGGTCACACCAGCATCGGCTGCAATCGTTGACACCAGAGTTGTGGTTGCCGCTCCCGATGCAGTTCCTGACCAAGTGCCTGTTCCAAAGCCAAAGCCTCCTAATTGTTGAGAGGGTCCCACAGTGTAATAACATAACCCTGAAGCAGATCCTGAATTACTTAAAGGAGTTCCTGATTCAGTTGCCGCCATCGTCACTTCAATGGTCGTCGCCGTTGGTGCAGAAGTCACCATAAATTTTATATCTTCAAAAGAAGCATCCGTATAAGTGGAACCTACAGCCGTCACTCCGCTAACGCCGTCCATTAAAACAATATCATCATCGATTAGACCGTGAGGACTTGGGAAGGTGATAGTTACGGTTGTTGAAGAAGAAGTACTTGTGAAATCACAGCCTGCAATAGTGGTTCGAATAGGGTGGATGTCATAGAATTGACCGCCTGAATAAACATATAAAATTCGGTTGGTACCAATCGCAGCATATTTAACCCCTGCGTTATCATCCCAATGGTGAAGAGCTCTACCGGCACCTGTTAATTTATCTTCTCCTAACTGATCCCAGCCTCCAATTTTTTCAGGTGTCCCATATCTAAAACGTACATTATCGCCGCCGGTCCATTGTCCTTCGGCACCGGTAGGAGTTACTTGTTTGTTGAATCCTGGTAAAAAGTTTACTTTTTGTAACATAGAAATTCCATTTATCCTATAAATTCTGGGACCATAATAAAAATGAGTCCAAAAAAAATTTGGGTCTCTAATGATACAATTATACTAGATTAATGGGGATATCAACAGATTATGAAGAGGTTCGGAAGACCTTTGTGGTGGAAAGATTTCCCACACCAGTCTTAATTATCTCTTTGGATATTTGTCTTTAATTGGAGTAATGATATTAGTTTTCCAACCATCAATGCCATTATGATAAATGTCATCTAACTGGTCTTGCCAAGTGGGATAGGCTTTTTTTCTTAAATCTAGTATAACTCTATTAACGACATCATCGTCAACAGTTAAACCCCATTCTTGACAATAGGTAAAATCAAATCCTGCTGGGACTGAATCTAATAATTCTAAAGGTTCACCATAGGTTTCGTTAGACAAATATAGAAAAGCATCACAGCTTGGTGTTTGTGCTATTGTTATAACATCTCTTTCAATACGTTCGTCTGGTGTACCAAAAAAGGTTTCCCAGTTACTTGATTCTATTTTATATAGTTTCATATAACCTCCTTATCATTATATATCTTCATCTTCAACTCCTTTAAGTTCTATTTTTAATTGTGGATTTGGATTACCTTCTAGTATTTTCGTTTGCTTGGGTATTAATCCTACTTGTTTTAATGCATTCCAAGTGTAGGGATTACTCATAGCATTACGAATCCTAGCCGCAGAGGGTCTGCCATTCGCAATCATTTCAGACTGGATTTCTCTACCCATATTAACCGTAAATTCATTTGCGGCATTGGCTTCAAACATTTCTTCATCGGTATAGCCTTTAATTCTTGTCGGCTCTGCAAGAACATAAAGTTCCTTTAATAGTTTTTTTAGAATTTTAATTTCATCTTTAGTAAGTTCAAAGGCTTCTTTGAGAGAACCATGATGACTTTCAGCTTCTATAATCTCAGCTTTAAGTTCTAAAATTTCATGTTCTAAACCGTTTCCACTATTTTGTAGATGTTTCAGCTTTGAAAGTTTTGCTTGGAATTTTAATTTATCAACTTCTTCAAGAGCTTGCGCTCTTATTCTTCCTTCAAGAAATCCTTTTAATGTTTTAATTCTTTCCCAAGGTGTATCTCCTATGACTTGGTATCTGTAATTAAATTCTGTGTTAAATTTTTGTGCCATATTAATTGTAAGAACATGCTGCTAGATAACCTCTAGCAGTTCCTACTCCTGTCGTATCTGTTGCCACAACTCCAGTATTTGAAACTAGGTTGGTCATTGCACCAACGCCACCACTAGACTTAAAACCAAATATTCCTTTATCTCCATCATACTCACATGCCGCTAATGCATATCTAGCAGTTCCTACTCCTGTTGTATCTGTTGCTACAACTCCTGTATTAGAGACCAAATTAGTCGTTGAAACAGCAGTTGTTCCATCATTACCATAACCAAATATTCCTTTGTCACCACCATAACTACATGCCGCTAGATTATTCCTAGCAGTTCCAACGCCAGTTGTGTCCGTTGCTACGACTCCTGTATTAGATACTAAGTTAGTCAATGAAACATTACTACCAGAATCACCATAACCAAATATTCCTTTGTCATCACCGTATTCACATGCCGCTAATAGATACCTAGCAGTACCAACTCCTGATGTGTCGGTTGCTACCACTCCTGTATTGGATACTAAGTTGGATGTTGAAACTTTAGTAGGTTTTGTATTACCAAAGCCGAATATTCCTTTATCTTCACCATAAGAACATGCCGCTGGACCATATCTAGCAGTACCTACTGCTGAAACATCGGTTGCTACAACTCCAGTATTTGAAACTAAATTAGTTACTCCTGAAACAGCACTTGCATCTTCACCAAAACCGAAGATTCCTTTATCTTCACCATATTGCGTTGCCGCTAGAGATTCTCTAGCAGTACCAACTCCTGATGTGTCGGTTGCTACTACTCCTGTATTGGATACTAAATTGGTTATTGAAACTAAACTACCAGAATTACCAAAACCAAATATTCCGTTTAAGCCTGTTTTAGAAGGTGCATCAACAACAACCTCATCAGTAATTGGAATCCAACCCTTAGTTGCATCAGAATAAACGATCTTAACGGCTTGGCCATTTGTGGTGTATTCCACATCAAAAGTGTCATCATCGCCTTGATAGTTTAAGCCATTTGAATCTATAACAATACCATTCGTTCCCCAGTTTCTAGCATAATCAGCAAATATAATTGTATCTCCATTACTAGCCGAAGCGGGTAAAGTAATTGTACAAGCATTGGATGTTGTATCAATCCAATATCCGTTTCCAGCAACAGCAGTCATAGTTGCTCCTGTTTCTACGGCTTGCCAAGAAATGCCAGCCGCGAGATCTTCAAAAGCTGCCGATAGCCCAGCACCAGCACTTGTTAAGACCTGTCCATCGGTTCCAAGTTTGGCTATTTTACCTGAACCTCTAATATTTATTTTACTTCCTATTATTCCACTCATAATTTTTTAATTGTAAGAACATGATGCTAAATACGCTCTAGCTGTTCCCACTCCTGTTACATCTGTTGCTACGACTCCTGCGGTAGAGACCAAGTTAGTCATTGAAACTTTAGAGCCAGTATTACCATAACCAAATATTCCTTTATGGCCATCGTATTGCGTTGCTGCTAGACCAGACCTAGCTGTCCCAACACCAGTCGTATCAGTTGCCACTACTCCAGTATTTGAAACTAGATTAGTTAATTTACTAGATACACCAGTAGTATCACCATAACCGAAAATACCTTTATCACCCCCATATCCGCATGCTGCTAAATAATTTCTAGCAGTTCCTACGCCAGACGTATCGGTTGCTACGACTCCTGTATTAGATACTAAGTTAGTTACTGCAGTTTTACTGCCAGTATCACCATAACCAAATATTCCTTTGTCATCACCATATTCACATGCTGCTAAAGTTTCTCTAGCCGTTCCCACTCCTGAAACGTCTGTCCCTATAACACCTGTATTAGAAACTAAATTGGTAGTTGAAACAGGACCAGCACTACCATAACCAAAGATACCTTTGTCATCACCATAAGAACAAGCCGCTAAACCAGATCTAGATGTTCCAACTCCAGTTACATCTGTTGCTATGACTCCAGTATTTGAAACTAAATTACTCATTGAAACAACAGTACTAGTATAACCATAACCAAATATTCCTTTATCAGTACCATATTCCGTTGCCGCTAAAGTTCTTCTAGCAGTTCCTACTCCTGTGACATCAGTTGCTACAACTCCAGCATTTGAAACTAAATTACTCATATTATGGTTACTACTAGTATAACCATAACCAAATATTCCGTTTAAGCCTGTTTTAGATGGTACATCGGCAACAGTCTGATCAAGAGTGGGTATCCAGCCATTAGTTGCATCAGAATAACTAATCTTAACGACTTGACCATCTGTTTGGTATATCACTTCAAGAGTGTCATCATCACTTTGATAATTTAATCCATTCGAATCTAATTCAATATTATTAGTTCCCCAAGTTCTAGCATAGTCGGCAAATATAATTGTATCTCCAATACTTGCTGAAGCTGGTAAAGTAATTACACATGCGTTTGATGTTGTATCAATCCAATATCCGTTTCCAGCTACTGCTGTTAAAGTTGAACCTGTAACTACTGATTGCCAAGAAATGCCAGCAGCGACATCTTCATAGTTTGCCTCAACACCAGCACCAGAACTTGTTAAAACTTGTCCGTCGGTTCCAAGTTTAGCTATTTTACCTGAACCCCTAATATTTATTTTACTTCCTACTATTCCACTCATAAATTTTCCATTTTAACCAAAAGAACATGCTGCTAAATTATATCTAGCTGTTCCCACTCCTGTAACATCTGTCCCAACTACTCCAGTATTAGAAACTAAATTACTCATTGAAACTTGACTAGCTGTATTTGCAACAGTCCGACCATAAGCAAATATTCCTTTATCACCCCCATATTCACAGGCCGCTAATTCACTTCTAGCTGTTCCCACTCCTGTAACATCCGTTGCTACGACGCCAGAACTGTTTACTAAATTGGTCATTGAAACTATAGAACCAGATCCTGCTGCTGAATCCCCATAACCAAAAATAGCTGTGTCAGTACCATATCTGCATGCCGCTAAATACTTTCGGGCTGTCCCAACACCACTCGTATCAGTCGCTACTACTCCAGAATTAGATACTAAATTAGTTATTGAAACAAGACTACCCGTAGTACCATAACCAAATATTCCTTTATCACCGCCATATTCAGTTCCCGCTAAGTAATGTCTACCAGTTCCAACACCAGTCGTATCAGTTGCTACAGCTCCAGCGCTGGAAACTAGGTTAGTTGTTGAGTAGTTAGTCCCAGGTGTTCTACCCCAACCAAAAATTCCTTTATCACCACCATAAGAACATGCCGCTACAGCATATCTAGCAGTACCTACGCCAGATGTATCTGTTGCTACGACTCCAGCATTTGATACTTTATTACTCAAATTAGAGGCACCACTAACATCACCAAAACCAAAAATACCTTTATCACCGCCATATTCACATGCCGCTAGAGAAGATCTAGCACTTCCTACTCCAGCTACATCAGTAGATACGACTCCAACAGCCGATACAATATTGGTTATGTTCTGAACAGTAGCAGTTAAACCAAAACCAAATAGTCCTTGTGTTGTGCTGGGTGCATCTGCAACAGTCTTATCAAGAGTGGGAATCCATCCCTTAGTTGCATCAGAATAAACTATATGAAGCGCTTGACCATCTGTTTCGTATTCGACATCGAAAGTGTCATCATCGCCTTGATAGTTTAAGCCGTTCGAATCTATAACAATACCATTAGTTCCCCAGTTTCTAGCATAGTCGACAAACATTATTTCATCGCCATTAGAAGCCGAAGCGGGTAATGTAATTGTGCAAGCATTGGATGTTGTATCAATCCAATAGCCGTTTCCAGCGACTGCTGTTAAGGTTGATCCTGTAACTACTGATTGCCAAGTTAGTCCACCAGCAATATCTGCAAAAGCTGCCGCCACTCCAGCGCCAGAACTGGTTAAAACTTGTCCGTCTGTTCCGAGTGTTGCAACTAGTCCGGAACCTTTAATATTGAGATTGCTTCCTACGATGCCACTCATAATTTTATTTTTCTACTATAAGGTTTGATCTAGATAGCTAATAAAGACATCAATATCAGCACTGCTACCTGCAATACCATAAAGTACATCTGTTGCTTCTAAAACTATTCTTCCAGTATGTTCGAAAGTTTCATTAGACCCTATTGCTTGAGACTTATATATATAAGTATCGTTGCTGCCCCCTAGCGGGTCTACATAAAGATCAAAAGTTTCCGCTGCGCCGCCAGTTTCACAAAACATAATACCTAATATTGTATAAGTGTGTCCTGATGCAGCAGTCAGTAAAGTGTTTTCAGAGTTTGTCATTGCTCTGACACACTTTTCTTTGATGACTTGTCGTGCTGTATTTCACTCCTATTAAAATCACATGATTAATGCTTTTCCAGTCGTTGATAGACTTGGATTCCATGCCGTTGCTACTTGTACATTGCCATTAGAATCTATTATAATCATTTGTTCTTCTGCTACTTCAATATCTAATTGATTACCAGTAGCTGTACTAATTATATCTGTCTTTATTTCAG